AACACTAATCTTAGTTATTCTAAGTTTAAAAAATATGATTTAAAAACTCTCTGGTCTAATTTTAAAAAAGTATCTGTATGGCCAAGTGTAGAAGGCTATGGTAAACGTGCTGAATATGCAAGAAAAGGTTTATCATGGTCTAAGTTTGAGGAGCATACTAAACTTTTTAAAGATAATATAACTACTGTAAGTTCTGTTATAAATATTTATAGTATTAGTTCTATGCCTGATCTTATTTTATGGTGTAAACGTAATAACATTCATTTCTATGGAACTACGCAGTCTGAGCCGCCACATCAAAAAATTACTTGTTTACCTAAAGAATCTAAACAACAAATGATTGCTATGTATAAAAAATTTGTTAATGAGTACTCTTCTATACTGACTTTTGAAGATTTACAACAAATTAAACATTGGCTATCTTATATGACCAGTAGCGATGACAGTAATTTATTGCATGATTTTAAAATAGAAACAGAAAGACTTGATTCTCTACGTAGAGAATCTTTTACTGATACTTTTCCGGAATTTGCTACATGGTACAAGACTTTATAGGCTTACGTCATTCATATGATGACATAAACTGCATAACATTAATTAAGAGATTTTACGATAGTAAGTTAAATTTACAATTTTCTTTACCAGAATACCCCCTATCTAAACATTGGATTAAAGAATTTACTACAGTTAGTATCGATAATTGGGCAGCTCAATGTGCTAAAAAAGTAAGTTTGACAAATGCTAAAGATTATGATGTAATAGCATTTAGATCAGAAAAAACAAATTTAATAATTCATTTTGGTATGTATTTAATGGCTTCCAAAATGCTACACATCGAAGAAGGGGGAATTTCGCGTGTGGAAACTTTATCCGATTATTGGGTAGAGAACATACATGCGATTTATAGACATGACAATTTGGTACAACAAATATAAAGATTTTCCATATTTACATTTAGGTAATGATATAGAAACAGGGATTGATTGTTTTAATCTCTGTAAATTAGTGTACTTAAAAGAACTAAATATTAATATTCCCTATACTACAGATTATTTTTGTAAAATTATAGATGAAGATTGGTACAGCAAAACACAAGAAAAACTTTTTGAACGCGCAGCAACGGATGAATACGGCTGGATAAAAGTAAAAGATCCTAAACCATTTGATGTTATAACCATGAGTTTAGGATCTACTAATGTTACTAATCATTGTGCTTTATATGTAGATAGAGGTAAAATTTTACAAACTATGATAAAACATAAAAGTTGGATTGCTCCTTATGGAAACTACTATAAACAATATACTACGGGGATATATAGATGGAAAGATTTACAAAACTAAAAGAAGATATGAACGCACATAGTATGCAAGATTATCCTAGAGAGTGTGTAGGTATTATAACAAATGACTTTACTTATATACCATGTAAGAACACCTCTCCTTTTCCAAAGGATACTTTTATATTAGATCCTGCAGCTTTAGTTAAATATGATGAAAATATATGGGGAATCTTTCATTCACACCCAGGAGACGAAAATCCCCTACCAAGTAAAGAAGATAAAGTAAGTGCTGCTTTCCAAGAATATAAATTTCTGGTAGGATTTAATAATAAATTTTTTCTATATTGGCTAGACTCTAATGTAGATGCACTCATGTTTGATGAGTTTAAGGAAGAACATCTTGTTAATTAATCTTAAGATACACTCAGCTTATAATAAATTTTTTAGTGAAAAGATATATACTTTTGATGCTTATAGTGCTTTAGACATTATAGGCTATCTTAGAGGTGTGCATCATAAATTTTCCAAACATATGGTGGATATAGCATCAGGAAAGTCTGATGATTGTTTTAATTTATTAGACGGTAATTTACAAGAAATTACTGATGAAATGCTATATATTAAAAAATTTAAAGAAGGTGAGACTGTACATTTAGTACCTACTATATGTGGTGGAGGTGGTAAAGCAGGTAGAAAAATGTTTATGATATTTGCTATAGCTGTTGTAGTTATGAATCCTGCTCTTATAGGTGCTGCTGGTGGTGGTGGTGGAGGTCTTGCAGGTTTATTTGGGGGTGCAGGTGCTCCTTTAAATGCTATACCAGCATTGGGTCCAGTAACTACAACTGCAAGTACTGGTTTAAGTTTTATGCAAACTATGGGCCTTAATTTAGCTATGGCTGCTGTTACTTCTTTGATGACTAAATCTCCTGCAAAAAGAGCAAGTAAACAAACTGAATCTACAGTAAGAGAAAATGGTATGTTTGGAGGACTTACTAATAGTTCTACAAGCGGTACTCCTATTGCTTTAATATATGGACAAACACGAGTAGCTGGTCAGTTTTTAAGTGGTTATATAAGTTCTATTGATCATGGTAGTGGTGACCCTATTAGTGTAGGAGGACAATTCGATGGCGTTTAGAAACTTTACTAATTATTCTACTTTTTCTGTTCCACAGATACAAGGAGCTAAAGGTGGTAAAGGTGGAGGAGCTGAACCGCATACTCCTATCGAGCATCCACAAAGTTTATTTTCTACTGATATTTTATTTGTAGTAGTGGGGTTAGGTGAGGGTCCATTATATAGAATTAACCCTAATGGTCCTCAAGATGTAGAATTAGGTGATAATACTATTGATGATCTAATAAATTTAGATGGGAATGGTTTAGAAAATACGTCTAAGTTTAAAATATTATCTAATACAGGCACTACAACACAAAATAGATTAGATGTATTTGGTGAGACAGTTACTACTCCTCAAAATTTTGCTTCTCCTGTTACTTTGAGAAGTGGTGGTGGAGGTATACCTGCTTCTCAGGTAACTTTACAAGAAACATCCTCAAAAGATTGGGATGCTATAACTTTTAATTTTGCTATTGGAGGTTTACAAAGAATAACTGATAAAGGTGATGTATTAAGCCATAGTTTATCAGTAGCTATAACTGTATTTGACCATACAGGTACTACTACTATAGCTACTGCCAGTAGAACTATTAGCGGTAAAACTACTGTAGCATTTAAATTTAGCATTAAAATACAAATACCTGAAGCCAGTAAGAATGTGAATGGTTATAGATTTTCTGTTAGAAAAACTTCTGGAGATGGTACAAGTTCAGGTACTACTGATGATGTAAGCATACAGGGTTGGAATGAAATAGAAAATTCTCCACAATCTTATCCAAGAACTGCGCATATAGGTTATGCATTAAAAGCAACAGATGAGCATAATGGTATACCTACTTTTACATCCTTAGTTAAAGGTTTAATACATAAAGTACCTTCTAATTATAATCAACCTACTTTATCAACCGGAGAAATTGATTGGAGACATATAGAAGTACCTGCTACAGGAGCAGAAAGTTCTGCTACTGCTGGTTACTATATGCAACAAACAGGATCTTCTGTACAAACTAGTTCTACTATTAACATATATAATGGTACTTGGGATGGTACTTTTGTATATTCATGGTCACAAAATCCTGTATGGATTATATATGATCTACTTACAAACAAAACTTATGGTCTAGGAGTACCTGAAGAAAATATAGATAAGTATAGGTTTTATCAGATAGCACAATTCTGTGATGCTTGTGACTACACTACGGGTAATTTCATAGGAGTAGATGGTTTAGCTGACGGAACTTTTAGAAGTAAAGCCAGAGGTACTTTTACATCAAATAGAGAAAGACAGTTAGGAGTTGCCCAAGGTACAGTTATTAAAGAAAGAAGATTTACTTTAGATCTTATTATTGCTGATCAAGCTGAATCTTTTGATACTATTAATAGCTTAGCAGCAAGTTTTAGAGGAGCAGTATTATATGCTCATGGTAAAATTACTCTTGCTTGTGATCTTCCTGATGAAACTCCTGTTATGGTATTTAACGAAGCTACTATGAAAGAAAATACCTTTATTATTTCCGGTAATAAAGAGAGTGATATTTTAACTGGTGTAGATGTAAGCTATATTGATCCTACTAATCACTATAAACGAGAAACTGTACGTATTGATCAGTTAGGTAGTAATGATGGAATAACACAAACTGAAATAGAAAATATAACTTCTTTAGACTTAGTAGGTGTAACTCGAAGAAGTCAAGCTCTACGATTTGCTCAATATCAAATAGCTGCTTCAAGATATTTAAAAAGAACAACCACTTTTACTACGGGTACGGATGCTTTGCAATTAGTTCCTGGTGATGTAATCTCTGTGGCACAACAAGCTACTGGAGTAGCTTATGGTTTTGGAGGTAAGATAAGAGCTGATTCAGTTGTGCAATCAAGTAATACCAATGTGTTCTTAGAACACTATACTGTACCGTCTCTTAGTGCAAGTAATTTTGGATCATCTAACACCAGTCCTTTAGCTCTTCGTATTATAAAAGTAAAAAGCGACAGAATAGACTTATACTTAGTATCTAATTCTAATTTTACACTAACTACTACTGATAATGTTACCTCTGGGTTTGACCAAGCTATTGTTAATCCTATTGAAAGATTTAACCCAATTACTAAAAGTTGGGATGCTTATACAGCTTTTACTGCAAATAATAAACCAGAAGCTGGAGATTTATGGACATTTGGTGAAATAGATAATCCTGATAATTTTTATACTTCTAAGAGTGATAAATTATTTAAAGTTACGCAACTTACAAGAGAAACAGATGATGAAGAAGTATCTATATCTGCCGTTGAGTACATATCTAATGTATACGTAGACTCAGATAAATTTATTGATTATAAACCTACTGCATATACAGATATTCAATCCTCACTAACTGTTCCTCCTGTACCTCAATTTAAGTTTATTGCAAGTCCTAGGACAAGATCTGATGGTTCTGTAGCTGTAGACGGCTTAATACAAGTAAATACTGATAGATTAGGTTTTGGTATTAGTTATGTGACTGAATATGAAATATCTAAACCTACTGGAGGATCTTTAGTAGCAAATAATATAGTAGTAGGTGATGTTAATACTATACAAGTAGTAGATGCAAATGTATTAGTAGGTGCTCCTGCTACTGCTACACTTGTAGGTAAAAACGGTTTTACAAGTCCTGCAGGGGAGATAAAACTACTATGTACTGCTATTGAAAATACAGATACTATTGGTGGTACCAGTGATGGTAACATATCTCTAACAGTACAAGGTTTTGGGCAAGTATTTGATGATAATTTTCAATGTAATGTATTAGATGCTAATGATGATAGTGTGTTTGGTGCTCTAAAAGGTGAGGATCAAATTACCATACCTGTTAATCAGAATGTATCTGCACAAGGATTATTAAATTTTGTAGGTTTTGCGCCAATTGTCACAGCACTTAGTCGTACCATAGTAGGCCATACAGTAGCTACTGATACTATAAAAATTGATAATACTAGAACTGATGACGAAACCCTTCTTAGTAAGATACCTCCAGCTCCTTTTTACGTAACAATAAATCAACTACTTGACTCTAGACATTATAATAATAATACTTTTTATGTATCAGGTTCTGAGTTTACTCATGTACAATCTGGAGAAATAAATGGTAGTGTTTCTGATACTATTACAATTGATTTACCTGTTAGGCCTCGTGACGCAGCTTTTGTTAGATTATTTATTGATGGAGAACAAAAAACTGCAGGACAATTTACAGTTAATCACACTAATCCTGCAGTAAATGCTACAATAGTTTATACTAAAGGTTCTACAGACACTGCATTCAGAGCTGAAGTAGATTATTATAGTGTTCCTATTATTGAGAGAGGTGATAATGTACAAGCTGCTACCTCAAATATATTTAGTGTAATAGAGTGTACTTATGATCCTACATCCAGTTTGTCTAATACAGCACTAACTGCTAATAATATATATAAAATAAAATTAGCTACTTCTCCTAAAGCTAATTTAGGTGGTTTGTTCTTTACTAACATATCTTCTGATCCCACAGGATTTTTAGGCAATATATCAGGAGGTACAGCTACTTTAGACTATGATAGAGATACTTTTCCTGGCAAATTTAGTTTAGCAAATAACCGAGTATATAATTTACAAATCGGTTCAGATTTTGAACAACTATTCTTAACTAAGGATCAAATTATACCTGGCTTACTACAAGGTACTACAGCACTAAGAGCTAGAAACAAAACAAGAGGTGGTAGAACCAGTGCTTTTAATACTAAGTTTATTCATATAGACAATATACCTATACAAAAAGTAAGAAATGCTACTATAGTAGAATCTTTATATAGGGAACAGACAGGTGGTGTTGCTGTAAGAGCTACTATACAATTTGACCATATTTTTCAACAGAATGTAACTGACTACGAAATATCTTATAGAATGGATTCAGTAGATGATGTGGGTGTAGATGATGGTGGTACAGATTTAACATCTTTTAATACTGTTAAAGTTCCTGCATCTGGGTTAGATAGTGATAATAAAATTAGATTTACAGTAAATGGAATAAACAGAGGTTTAACAAGTGATACCAGAAATATAATATTTAGAATTGTACCTTTAAATAAAGATATAAGAGGTTTACAAGCTACTGTAACTAAATCTATTATAGGTAAAACTGCTAAACCTGCAAATATATTTAACTTTACTGGAGGTCAGCAAATTGACCAAATTACTTTGTTATGGTCTTATGCACGTACCACTGATGGAGAATTAGCAGATCTTGATCTTAAAGAAGTAATTGTAAAACGCTTACCAGGCGCTATTGACGCAACTATAGATAATTTTGTTGCAGCGGCGGACTTAGTTACTATTTCAGCAGGTACTGCCCGTAAGTCAATACCTATTGATACTTATGGAGAATTTACTTACTTAGCAAGAACCAGAGATACAAGTGGTAATTTTAGTGAGTCTGTTGTAGGTATTACTCTCACTACCAGTCGTCCTATTAGAAGTACCGTAGTTGCTGCTTATAATGAAGATGATCCTTCAACTAACTTTACTAATATAGTAAATACTAATAATGGAGAAACTAACTTTCCTTCTTTTTCTCAAAGTACTACAGGAGGATTAGCTTTTGCTGTTAGACCTTCTCCTTTAAGTGGTCCGAGTACTGCTACTGACAACGCTAATGGTACTTCCAGTGGTTGGTCTGCTACGTCTTCTGCTTCTGACTTATTAGCAGCAGGCTCTGGAGAATATATAACTCAAATTAGAGATTTTGGTAGTACTGTGACAGGTGCTATATACGTAGAAATTGAAGGTACTCAATCTGTTCAAACAAATTACAATAGTGCTAAAGAATCTATATTAACAGGTGTTACTGATGCTTCCGGTACTGTTGGTGTTCTAAAAGATGCAAGTTTTGGTGGTATAGGTACTGTATTAGGTTTTTCTAATAGTTCTGTAGTAAGTCCTCGATTTGATTCTAATAATCAGACTTGGATGAGTGGTGGTGCGTCTGGTAATGTCTATGCTATATGGAATGATGGTCAGTATGTAGGTAATGTTATAAGTATCTCTGCTATAACAAAAGCCAGTCCTGCAGTCGTTACTACTTCAGGTAGCGAGCATGGACTGGTTAATGGCAATAGAATTATTATTCATGATGTAGAAGGCATGACTGAAATAAATGATAGAGAACTATATGTTAATCGAGTAAACGCTACCAGTGTACAATTATATACTGATGCATCAAGAACCGCTGCTCTTAACTCTGGTGGTTTTGGTACTTATACTTCTTCAGGTGTATTAGATCAAGGTGATTATGCTAATTCCAATTCTTATTCGTTAATAGCTGGTTTGATAGATGCCGATGAAATTAGATTAGGTCAAACCTTTCATTCAAATGGTGATAGTACTGGAAGTAATGCTCTTGGTAATGTAACTACTGCAGCCAGTAATTATAAATTAGTTAATCTTAGACAGTATTCTGATTCAGGTACTGGTGATACATATGCTGGTAGTTTAGGGGCAATAAAGGCTCAAACACAAATTAGAACTACCACTGCTGCTAACGCACTACTTTATGCTGCAAATATTAATGGATCTACAGGTGCATCTGAAGGTAACGCAGATATTTCTCAGTTTGTAGGTGCTGCAGTAAATGATGGTTTTCAAACTTATCAAGCTGGTAGTAGAACTTTTAGACAATTTCAATTAAAATTTATTGTGCAAAATGATCTGCCTGATGAATTTGACTTTACAATTGATAAATTTAGGTATACTATAGAGAAAGATACAGTTACCTTTACAGATACTACAGCATATAATGCAACTACTAAAACTATTAGTATGGTTGAATCAGGGTTTTTAACCAGACCCGTAATAAGTTATGCAATGTTAAATGAGGATGTACACGCACCTCACACTGTAGTTACTACCGCAGCGTCTAATCAGTCAGTTACTTATAAAGTATTAAGAAGTGATGGTTCTACTGGCGACACATCAAATGGTATGTCTGTAATGATGACAGCAACAGGAGTATAAATGGCATTAACCGATTCAAACACCTATATTGAGCCAACTGCAGGTACATCACTTAACGCTGCTAGAACTCAATTTAACAACTCCATGCGCTCTTTGCTTACCAATTTTAGGAGCTCAGCAGCTCTTTCAACTGTAAATATTGTTGCAAGTGGTGCAGCTACTGATATACCTGATGGTACTATGATGCAATTTGCTAATGCAAATGTTAATGCATTATTTATCTCTGATTCTACCAGTAAGAAGAGCTCTCATATTGGTGGTAACTTTACTAGAGTAGGTATAGGACATCGCATAGAAAATGGCTTACCAGCGTTAACTTCTAATGTTTCACATTATGATATTGGAGAAATAGTAGTAACAGTACAAGAAGGGGCTGCACAGTCAGCCAGTCGGTTATATTTAAAAACCAGTAATACTGCTTCTATAGGATCTTTTTTAGATATCGGTACTCCTGGTGCTTTAAGTATTGTAAATACTATGATAGCTACCTCTGCGGTTACTTCTGATAAAATCAATCTTGCTGTTCGTAATATTAAAACTAATGATATTGAGATAGTATCTACTGCAGCTGGAGGTGGGGGTACATGGTTTCCAGAAGTTACAGGTGTACAACACGCACAACTCGCCATATCTGGTATAGGAGCAGGGTCTAATAGTGCTATAGTATTAGCAGGCTCTAATGCTACATCTAATCTGTCCTTAGCTTTTGAACCTAACCAAATTGGTAACGGTAGTCACAATCAATTACATCATTTAGGCCTCAGCATAGTAAAACAAAATGGGGGTTACGCTCCTATAGCTTCTAACGTACTGTTACAGTCTGCAATTTTAGGAGGCACAGATACTCCAGTACCTTTAGTACCTGCAGGTACTATAGTAGCTATGGCAGGAGCTGTACCTGCTGGTTGGTTAGAATGTGTTGGGACAGCTGTTAGTAGAACCACATACTCTGAGTTGTTTGCTATATTAGGAACTACTTATGGTTCAGGAAATGGCTCTTCTACTTTTAATATACCTAACTTTGAGGATAAAGTTATGATAGGAGAGTCCTCCTCTCACGCACTTGGACCAGGCGCAGGAACATTTGCAAGTGGGGGTACTATTACTACTGGATCAACTACTACAACTATAAATACTACTACAGCTTCTGCTTCAACAGGTGTTAAAGATGCTGGGGGTCTAACATGTGTGACAGGTGTTACAGCTGCCGCCCACACTCATACTGCAGTAATACCACATGCAGTAGCAAGATACATAATTAAAACATAAGAGGGAAGATATGGAATATATAAAATTTTACATAGATGAGATGGATCAAAGCTGTGTATTTTTTGAATACAGAAAAATAGAAGAAAATACGAAAGGCCCATTAATAACTAGGGCTTTTCCTTTTAGTAAAATAATTGAAAAAGAACCAAAAATAGAAGAACTGGTTTCGGGACCAATTATAGGTATTTATTATGAGCAGAGAGGTTTAAACTTTACAAGCGAGAGACAATGGATAGATAAAATTGAACCACTCGATCAAGAATTAATTGACTGGATTAAAGACTTAACTGAAAAAGTATGTGTATTAGAGATATATGATGAACTACTAAAACCTCCTACAATTGATGAGCAGGTTGAGGATTTTATAAAAGAATTTTTTGAAGAAGGAGATTCAGAACCTCTTGAGCAAAAAGATTTCTTAGCAGAATTTTTTGAAGAAATATCAGATGATAATACTTCTAATGAAACTGTTGTAAGTAGTTCTGATAATACTTTGACAGGTAGAATAAAAGAAAAATTTAATAATACATCATTAGAAACAGTAGATTTTTTAACAGAATTTTTTGAGCAGCTTGACGATGATTAATATTTAAGGAGTTAATATGGCGCTAACACGCATAACATCAACAGTTTTAGGGTCAAATGCGGTTACTACCGATAAAATGGCTAATGGATCTTTAACAGCACGCTTATACGGAGTAGCATCTATTCCTGCAAGTGCTTTAGATGCTACTGCCAGTGCAACAAGTTTAGTTGCAAATATAAATACAGTATCTGCTAATGTAGCTGGTGTAGAGATAAGGCGAATAAATAATATAGCAGGTGCTGTATCTACTATAACTACTGCAGACCTTACAGCTGATAGAGTATTAGTTAGTACTGGAGGCAAGGTAGCAGCAAGCGGAATTACTACTACTATTTTAGGTTATTTAGGTGGTACAACAGGTACTATACAAACTCAATTTGATTCATTAAGCTCAAATGGTGCTTCAATTGTAGCAAACGTTACTTCTGTTGAAGCTAGAAGAGTAGCTAATATTGCTGGAGCAATATCTACAGTAGTTACTTCTGACTTAACAGCTTCAAGAGCTCTTGTATCTGATGGTAGTGGTAAAATAGCTGCATTAGCTTCTGTTACGTCTACTGAATTAGGATATGTAGATGCTACCTCATCTATACAAACGCAACTTACTGCTGGTGTTACTAATACTAACTCTGTTAAGGCAAATGTAGATGCTGCCGAAGCTAATATAGCAGGTATAATAGCAGGTACTAAAAACTTTACTGGTCAAGTTACTATGGGTGATGACTTAGTAATTCAAGGTAATTTAGTTGTAAACGGTGATACTACTACTTCTAATACTATTAATGCTGTTATACAAGATAGATTTCTTATGCTTGCTAACTCTGTTACAGGTACTCCAAGTGCTGATGTCGGTATCTTTATGAATAGAGGAGCTTCTGGTAATGCAGCTATTTATTATGATGAGTCTACTAAATCATTTACCTTATCAGAAACCAGAGATCCTGATAGTAATGTTGTTATTAGTCCTACAGGTGCAGCTAATCTTATTACGGGTCAAATCACTGCTACTTCTGTAAAATATAATGGCGCAGATTTGAATACAGCTATCACAGACAATCGTTCTGGTGCCGTATCTACTGTATATAAAGATGATCTTACTGCTTCCAGAGCTATAGTATCTGATGGAAGCGGTAAAATTGCTGTCTCAGACGTTACTTCAACAGAACTTGGTTATTTAGATGGCGTATCTTCCAGTGTCCAGACACAGCTTACTGCAGGAGTGACAGAGACTACAGCCCTTGAAGCAAGACGTGTAGCGAATATAGCAGGTGCAGTATCTACTATTACTACAGGTAACTTAACAGCTTCAAGAGCTCTTGTATCTGATGCCAGTGGTAAAGTAGCTGCATTAGCCTCAGTTACTTCTACTGAACTTGGATATTTAGATGCTACCAGCTCTATTCAGACACAATTAGATTCTAAAGGAGGTACTGCAGATTTTCAATCTAATGACTTTATAACTTATACTCAGTTAAATGCTAATATTAATGTAGTATCTGGTAATGTTGCATTAGGTCTTAAACAACTTATAAACGTTTCACCAAGCGCTGATGGCGAGGGTGCAGGTAATAATAATTTCTTTGTAGCTACTCCTGCTGGAGGTAATCCTACAGCTATTGATAATGTAACAGTTACTATAGATGGTGTTACACAAGCTAAAACAAATGATTACTTATATGATAAGAACACAGGTAAGGTAACTTTTAAAGATGCGTCTATACCGTCAGGTCTGACTGTTCAGATTGTAAGTCTTAATCCGCCAACCTAATGAAAAAGTATAGACAACTTACAACAGAACTAACTTTTAGATGTAATGCTAAGTGTCCTGCTTGTCATAGAGTTAAACCTCTTCGTATTAATTTAAATGATAAAAAATATACTATAACATTAGATAAATTTAAACAACTATTTTATCCAGAATTACTTAAAAATTTAGAATGGTTAGTTATTAATGGTAATTTTGGTGACTCTGTAATGAATAAACAGTTTCGTGAAATTATATCATATGTTAAAGAGCATGATACTCGTATATTAATTCATACTAATGGCGGTATTCACGGACATGATTACTGGACAGATGTAGGAAATATATTAACAAATCGTGATATTATTAATTTTGATATGGATGGTCTATCTGATACTCATTCTAAATATAGAATTAATACTAAGTTTGAAGATGTATTTAATAATGCTTGCTCAGTTATTAAAGCTGGTAAGGCACAGGTTCATTGGAAATATATTGTATTTGAGCACAACA